AAGCTGTTCACGCCAGAAGATCGCAAGACACACTTTGCTGAGTTTCTGACGGACTCGCTGGTCAAGGCGGACATCGCCGCCCGTTACGAAGCCTACAGCAAGGCTATCGCGGCTCGCATCCTCAATCCGAATGAAGTTCGGGTGATGGAGAACCGCGCCCCGTATGCCGGCGGCGACGAATACGCCAACCCGAACACCAGCACTACCAACACGAATGCGAGCGTCCCCGCATGACCGAAACCACGCACCGCGCATTTTTCGGCGATGCAGAACGTGCTTTCTGCCTCACTCCGGAAATGATCACCGAGCTTGAAACGAGCGTCGGTTACGGCATCGGCGCAATCTCTCGCCGCCTGATCGAACGCGACTTTAAGCATCAAGAAATGTTGGAAGTGATCCGCCTCGCCATGATCGGCGGTGGCGAACACCCACAGCGCGCGGCCGAACTTGTCGCCGCATATGCCCGTCCCCGCCCCATTGAAGAAAGCCACCTTCTCGCAATCGAGATCATCAACGCGGTTTGGTTTGGCAAGCCGCGAGAGCCAGTCTGATGGCCCAGATTGATATCAGGCACGGTGAATGTCGCGAGGTCATGCGCTCCCTCACTCCTGGTAGCGTGGACGCGGTTATTACCGATCCACCATACGGCATCGATTTTCAATCCAACCACCGCTCGCGGGGCAAGTTCGCCCGTATCGCCAACGACGAGCGACCGTTCGTCTGGTGGCTGCCGGAAGCATTCGCCACGATTAAGGACAATGGAGCACTGGTCTGTTTCTGCCGGTGGGATACGCAGGAAGCCTTCCGCCTAGCGATCGAATGGGCTGGCTTCACTGTCAAAAGCCAAGTCATCTGGGACCGCGAATGGCACGGCATGGGCGACCTAAAGGCATCCTTCGGCCCGCGCCATGACGTGATCTGGTTTGCGACCAAGGGCAAGTTTGCCTTTCCCGGTAAGCGGCCTGTGTCGGTCATCCGGTCACAGCGTCTCGGCGGTGAATCCCTTGTTCATCCGAACGAGAAGCCCGTCAGCCTCATGCGTGAGCTTATCGAGGCCGTCACGCCCGAGCACGGCATGGTCCTCGATTGTTTTGCCGGCAGCGGCGCCACGCTGCTCGCGGCTCGTGAAGCCGGCAGATCCTGCATCGGGATTGAGATTTCACCCGCTCACGTTGCGACCATTAAACAGCGCATCGGCACCGTTCATTGCGTCAAGGAGGCAGCATGATCGATCGTCTTGAATTCAAATCCACGCTCGCTGTGGACGAAACCGGCGTCATCACCGGCATCGCATGGCCCTTCGGCTCGGCCGACAAGGCAGGCGACATTATCACCAAGGGCGCGTTCAATATCGCGGTTCAGGACATGCCGATGCTGCTGGGCCATGACCCGGAAATGCCGATCGGCCTCTGGGACGAGATCGCGGAAACATCAGAAGGCCTTCAGGTCAAGGGTCGTCTGGATGGCAGCACACGCGCCCGTGCTGTGCGCGGCATGATCCTAGGTGGCCTGATTGGCGGCTTGTCCATTGGCTTCACCACCAAGTCAGCCAGCAAGCGCGGTGCCAACCGCGTCATCACGGCTCTGGACCTCAAAGAAATCTCTGTCGTTCGCAACCCGGCGCACCCCCGCGCGCGGATCACGAGCGCCAAAGACGCCACGGCCGCAATTGCCGAGGCAATCACCCGCGCCGCCGTGGCGCTTCGCAAATCGTAAGGAACCCCAATGAAGACTGCACCTGCCCTTGAACTGAAGGATGACGGCGGCGACACGCTCCCCGACGCCATCAATCAGGCGCTCGCGGATATGACCAAGAGCGTCAATGATCGTTTCGCGTCACTCGAAACCAAATCGGCAGACGACACCAAGCTGGCCGACCGCATGGCTAAGCTGGAAGCCCGCCTCAATCGGCCGGCGAATGACAACCACGCCAACGATAACGAGACCATCGAACGCAAGTCGTTTGATGCCTATCTGCGTCGTGGCGACAAGGCCATCTCCGAAGTCGAGACGAAGGCCCTTCGGGTTTCGTCCGACCCGCACGGCGGCTATTTTGTTCCCGGCGAATTCTCGACCGAGTTTATCCGCGACGTTTCGGAATTCTCCCCCATCCGTTCGGTCGCCTCGGTCAAATCGACCGGTCAGCCGTCCGTTGTGCTGGGTAAGCGCACCGGCATCACCAATGCCAAATGGAAGGGCGAAAATCAGCCGTCCGAAGCGTCGGAACCGTCTTTCGGTCAGCTCGAAGTTCACACACGCGAAATGACGACGCATGTGGACATCAGCAACATGCTATTGGCCGATGCCCAAGCGGACGTTGAAGGCGAAGTTCGGCTTGCCCTGTCGGAAGACTTCGGCGTCAAGGAAAGCGCCGCGTTCGTGAACGGCGACGGCGCGCTGCAGCCGCGCGGCTTCATGACCCGCGATGACATCGCTTTCACTGCCAACGGTCACGCCACCAACCTCAGCGCCGACGCCCTCATTACGCTTCTCTACGCCCTTCCGGCGACTTACCGGAACCGTGGCGTTTGGATGATGAACGGCACCACGCTTGCGACCATTCGCAAGATGAAAGACGGCCAAGGCAATTACCTTTGGCAGCCATCCTATCAGGCCGGTCAGCCGGAAACGATCCTCAGCCGCCCGGTTGTTGAAGCCATTGATATGCCGGACATCGCCAGCGATGCCTTCCCGATCATTTACGGCGATTTCAGCGGCTACCGCATTCTGGATCGGCTCGAACTGTCCGTTCTGGTCAATCCGTATCTGCTGGCGACTGAAGGCATGACCCGCTTCCACGCAACCCGTCGCGTCGGTGGTGACCTGATCCGCCCGAACCTGTTCCGCAAGCTCAAGATGGCCGCGTAACGGCCCAAGAAAGGATCACTCGTTACTATGCGTGACATTTCCCAGAAGATTGGCGTTGTGCAGGCTGTCGCTCCGGCAGTCCTCAGCGCCACCACCACCTCGGACCCGATCGACCTTCGCGGTTTCGAGTCCGCAGCGATTGTCGTGAATACCGGCGCCATCGCTGGAGAAGGCGACTTCACTGCAAAGGTGCAGGAATCCGACACCACGACCGGCGGCGACTTTACCGACGTTGCGCCCGACGACCTGATCGGCGCGTTCCCGGCCTCTCTCGCTGCGAATGCCGCCGCCAAGGTCGGTTACATCGGCCACAAGCGACATGTGCGCGTCGTCCTGTCCAAGAATGGCGGCACGTCCATCGCGGCAAGCGCTCTTGTCGTGAAGGGCAACGCCTTCGAACGGCCTGTTGCGTAATACCAGGGACGTAACAGGTCATGCCGCTCGCTGATAATATCGTCATCTCAATCGACCGCCTCCCATCGGTTGAGTTGCGGCCATGTCTGCGGGCGGCAATCCGCCTAGAGCGACATCACGGCTTCCAAAAGCTCTCCCGTGGCATCGTTGAGGGCAGCTACTCCATCATTAGTGCCATCGTCCGGGAGTGTGCCCCTACCCGTGACGACGCCCATGCCATCCTGTCCATTCGTCCCATCGGCAAACTGATCGAGCAACTGAGCGCGCCCTGTCATGCACTTGTCCTGGCGCTCGCTGGCATCGACGAAGCGGCGAAACCCAAGAGCGGCAGAACCGGCAAGGCCGGTTCATTTCCCGAATATTTCGGGAGCCTCTATCGCGTTGCGACCGGCAATCTCGGCTGGTCCCCTGACGCCGCCTATTCAGCAACTCCGGTTGAGATCATCGAAGCCGCGCAAGGCCGCGCCGATCTTCTCATGTCCATCTTCGGAGGCAGCAAGCCCGAAGAATCAGCCAAGCCGAGCGATCCCGCGACCATTGACCATCGACCCGGCATCGCACGTCTGCGGGAAATCTTCAGCACCCGTGTCGGCGACCAAGTGGGGCTGCGATAATGCCTATTCGCGCTCCCCGCATCTGTGGCTGTGGCAAGGTTGTCGCCTATGGCGTTATGTGCGCCTGCCAACTTAAACGCCAAGCCGAGCGCAAAGCCCGGCATGACGCCACACGCCCGACCGCTAACCAGCGTGGCTATGACGGCAAGTGGCGCAAAGAACGCGCGGCCTACCTGCTGCAGCATCCGACCTGCCAGCACTGCAACAAGCGCCCGTCGACTGTCGTCCATCACAAGGTTCCGCACAAAGGCGACCGCAAGCGGTTCTGGCGTCGGTCCAACTGGATGCCAGCTTGCCAGCCCTGCCATGACGGCCCGCTGCAGTCGCAGGAACGCCGCGCCCAAGAGGTGCAGCCATGACGCAAGAATCACTCGTGGACCGTGAGCAGCCTAGTAGCGGTGAACGCAAGCTTTGGCATGCTGTCATCAATCAGATGATAGCAGACGGACTGAACACAAGCGCGAGCCTCCAAGCTACTCGCGATCGCAATACCGCCCGCGAATGGTTCACGCTTCGCCGCGCCGGTTATCGCTATGTATGTGACCTCGCAGACATAGCCGACGCGGACAAGCTGGCAGACCAAGCACTCGCCCTATTCGCCAAGGCTGACAAGACGCCGGCGAAGCCAGCGCGCAAGCCTAGCTGCTCTAGAGGCTCCATCACTATCGAGCACGATGGCGTCACCAAGTCCGTCTCGGAATGGGCCGCACAGTACGGAATGCCTGCTGACGTGCTGCGTTGCCGTGTGTTTCGACTGGGTTGGACGTTCGAAGACGCAGTTTCGAGGCCGAGAAGGCAACGGCGCGGCGTTCGGAAAGCACCGGGGGTGGGTCAAGACTTCAAAGAGCGTCAAGGGACCGGCGGGGGATCCACGACGCGAGATAGAGCCGAATTGGAGTTTTCGTAAAACATGCCGATCATCACCTCCACGGACCTCCGCAAACACCTCCGTATGACCAGCGATGACACGGTGGATTCCGCCGTTCTCTGCCAGAAGATCAAGGTCGCTGAGCAATTCACGGACCAATATCTCTGCCAGAAGATCGCCGAATACGAGAGCATGACGCAGGTTCCCGAGCCGGTGCGGGAAGCCGTGCGCCTGCTCGCTGGCCACCTCGTCAACAATCGCGAAGCCACAATTGACGGCGGCAACGTCGAGGCCCTGCCCTTTGGCTATTGGGATTTAATCGCGCCGTATCGGGGAGCCTTTTTCTAATGGCTCATGACAACGGCCTGACCCGGTTCAATGCGAGAATGGAGGCTATCCCGAAAGCCGTTCGGGAGGCCGTGAAGCCTGCGTTGATGGCTTCCGGCAATGAGCTTGCCGATGCCATGAAAACGCTTGCCGAGCGTAGCCGCGACACTGGCGACCTGATCGATAGCATCACCGTCACCGGTCCCGGTCAATCAACGCCACCATATTCCCAGCCGGGTGGCTCCAAGGTCGTGCCTGAAAACGCAGTTGCCGTCACTGTCGGCAACAGCGACGTTCGCTATCCGCACCTTGTCGAACACGGAACCAAGGATGCAGCGGCACAGCCATTCTTTTGGCCAGCGTTCCGCCTCTATCGGAAGCGCATTCAGCGCCGGATCACCCGTGCAATCTCAAAAGCGGTTCGGACAGCGAAATGACCGAACCCTCTTTAGCCCTACAGACCGCAATCCGCTCCCGGCTGATCAGCCATGCCGACCTGACGGCGCTCGTGCCTGCGGACAGCATCCTCAGCCGTAGCAGTCGACCGGAAATCTTCCCCTGTATCCTGATTTCAGACGGACAAACCGCCTACGCCGACAACTATGAGGACTTCTATGACACCGCGTTCACTGACCTTCATGTCTGGACCCGCGAGGAAGGAACTGAGCAGGTCAAGACCATAGTTGGCGCCATGCGCTCCGCACTTCCTACCGGCGCATGGCCCGTTTCAGGTTTCACCGTTCCCAATGTGAAGATCACTAGCGCCCGTTTCATCCGTGATCCCGACAACCTGCATAGCCATGCGATCGTGACCGTTGAGGCGATCATGCGGAAAGCGAGCGCAGCATGAGAGCCGGCAATTTACGCCACAGCGTCACGATCCGGCGCGCGACCCGCACCATCAACGCCGCTGGAACGCCACAAGAGGCATGGGCGGACGTGGCCACGCTCCATGCCGAGCAACTGGAATGCAGCGCGGAGGACTTCGCGCGTCGGTTCGGTAACGCAACCGAAGCGGCTTACGTCTTTCGAACCCGCTGGTTCGGCGACGTATCGCCGGCCGATCAGGTACAATTCCAAGGTGCGGCGTATGCGATCAAACGGCTTGTGGCGGATGACCGCAAACGCTGGCTTGAATTGAGTGTGTTGAGGGTAGGCCCATGAAGGGGACCAAACCCTCTACCATCATCAAGCCGAAAGAGCCGTTTATCTGCGGCTCCCCTCCCCGCTGGTTCTCCAAAGACGCCAAAGCCGAATGGAGCCGGTGTGCGCCGTTGCTCAATGAACGCAGAATCCTCACGCGCGCGGACCTCGCCAGTTTCGAAAACTACTGCATAGCTGCCGGACAGGTCCGGCAGATGGAAGCCATTATCCAGAAGGAAGGACCAGTCATCGACACCGCGCGCGGCAAGCGCGCGCATCCCGCCGTGCGAATGCAGGCCGACGCCATGAACCGTGCCCGGCTCCTCGCTGCGGAGCTTGGCTTAACGCCGGTCAGCCGCTCCCGTCCGTCAATCCGTGAAGACAATGACAACGAAGAAAACGATACGGCCTATCTGGATTGACGATGGCTCAGAAATCCCCGACCCCTTCGGCTATGGCGAGCGCGCGGTGCGATGGCTCCGCAAGCGCAAGCACCCGAAGAACCCGGCGAAAGGGCACCCGTTTCAGCTTGATCCATGGCAGGAACGGATCATTCGCAAAATCTATGGCCCGCGTCATCCTGACGGCACGCGCATCGTGCAGACGGTCCTACTGCTCCTACCCCGAGGTTCGCGCAAGACCTCGCTGGCGGCTGCCATCACCCTCTTGCATCTGTGCGGGCCGGAAATGATCCCCGGTGGCCTCATTCAGTCGGCAGCGTCGGCACGTAATCAGGCGAAGGAATGCTATGAGGAAGTGGCGCTGATCCTGAATACGGACAAGCGCCTGCGACCGCATATCCGCATTCAGGATTATAAGAACCGGATCGTCTTTCCGGCGCGGCGCTCGAAATACGAAGCGATTAGCGCCGACTCCGGTGTGCAGCACGGTTCCACGCCCGCTGTCGTGATCGCTGACGAACTGCATGCCTGGAAGAAACGCGACCTTTGGGACGTGCTGGATACCGCCGTCAGCAAGACGCGCAACACCCTCATGGTTGTGGCGACGACTGCCGGACGCGGACAGGAGAACATCGCCTTCGAAACTGTCGACTATGCCCGCAAGGTTCAAGCAGGCGAGATCGATGACCCTTCATTCCTTCCGGTGCTGTTCGAAGCGCCGAAAGATGCCGACTGGAAAGACGAGCCTCTCTGGCATGAGGTTAACCCCGGCCTTGCCTACGGCTATCCCGACATTGAGGGATTACGGCGTAAGGCCCGCAAGGCCGCCCACAGCCCGGCTGACCGCGATGCATTTCGGCAGTTGCATCTGAATGTATGGTTGGATCACAGCACCTCGCCGTTCGTCGATATGGACGTGTTCGATGCCGGGCGCACCGTCATCAATGACGATGACCTAGAAGGCCTGCCGTGCTGGATCGCGGTCGATTGCAGCAAGACGACTGACCTGACCGGTGTTCTGGCTGTCTATCGCGATGACGACGAATATCTCGTGAAGTGTTGGGGCTTTCTGCCCGGCGACAATATCGCCGAACGCGAGAAAGACGGCGTTCCCTATGGACGTTGGGCGACGGAAGGCTGGATTAAGCCCACTGCTGGAAACGTGATCGATTATCGCGCCGTTGAGCAGCACATTCGCGACATTTGCGCCCGGTCCGACGTTCAAGAGATCGAGTTTGATCCGGCCTATGCCCAGCAAATCATGGGACCGCTCACAGATGACGGCTTTCCGACCGTGACCATGCGGCAAGGCTGGGTGACGCAAAGCCCTGCCCTGAACGAGCTTGAACGCGCCATCGTGTCCAAAAAACTGAAATGGGACTCGCCCGTGTTGCGCTGGTGCATGGATAACGTCGCCATTCACACCGATAGCGCCGGCAACCGATTGATGCACAAAGGCAAGAGTCGCGGCCGCATCGACCTCGCTGTCTGCCTTTGGATGGCCCTGAGCCGCGCGGCCCAGCCACACACCGTTTCCGTATTCGATTCTCCAGATTTCCGAGCTGAGGACTTTGTTCTGTCATGAGTAATGAAGAAAGACTCGTCGTCCAGCTAGAGGCGCGCATAAATCAGTTTGAAAAGCAGATGGCGCGCGCCCAGAAGGTCGGCAACGACAATTTCAAGCGCATTGAAGACCGATCGCGACAAGCCGCTAGCCGTATCGAACAGTCGATGGCCAATGTCGGCACCCGCGTCGGCGCGTCATTCCGGACCATGGGTGCGGCGCTTGCGGGTGCCGTGTCAGTTTCCGCGATCGCCGCTGCAGCAAAGAAATATGTAGACCTGACTAACACCTTGAAGGTGGCAGGTCTGGAAGGGCGGCAATTCGAGCAGGTTCTGTCCGGTCTTACCCAGATTGCACAGCGCAATGGCACACCTATCGAGGCGCTGGCGACGCTCTACAGCCGTGCGGCGCAAGCCCAAGGCGAGTTGAAGGCATCGAGCACCGAGTTGATGCAATTTACTAATGGTGTGTCGCTTGCCTTGCGCGTTGCCGGTACGGATTCGACACAAGCCGCCGGGGCGTTGCTTCAGCTCTCGCAGGCGCTTGGCAGCGGCAAGGTGCAAGCCGAGGAATTTAACAGCATCAACGAAGGTGCCCGCCCGATCCTGCAGGCAGTTGCAGCCGGACTAAAAGAAGCTGGCGGCAATGTCTCGACCCTGAAGGCGCTGGTCACCGACGGCAAGCTCTCGTCTGAGGCGTTTTTCCGTGCCTTCCTCGTCGGCATGCCGCAACTTGAGAAGCAGGTTGCGACGACACAAGGCACCGTTGGCCAAGGGCTCACGCGCGTTTCGAACGCCTTCACTCTCCTCGTCGGTGAACTCGACAAGACGACCGGTGCCAGCGCAGGCACAGCGCGCGGTCTGACCAGCGTTTCCGAAGTCCTCGAAAAGATGCCCGGCTACCTCAGGGCCGCAGAGAAGGGCTTCGAAGATCTTCAGAGCTGGATGACCAAGGCGGGTAACCATCCCATTTGGGAACGTCTCGGCCGCGCCATGGGTCTGAAATACACCACTGAGGAAGCCGAAGCCGCCGGCCTGATCGTTGGCCCCAGCCCTACCCGGAATTCTGGCGGTGCTGAATACGCTCGCAGCCCCGAGGGGCAAGCGCCGTACACCGCACCAATCAAACCGGTTTCGCTCGCGGACTTCGCGGTCAAGAAAGACGCCGGCACCGCGGCCGACACCCGGCGCAATCAGGTTGAGAGCTATATCGAGCAATTGGAACGCTCTAGCCGCATCCTGCAGGCCGAACTTGACACCATCGGCAAGAGCAACGCCGAGCGCGCGCGGGCTGTGGAATTGGCGCGTGTGGGCACGGTGGCGGATAAAGAACAGATCTCGCGCATCACAGCGGCTGTGGATGGCAACGAGGCGCTGCGAAAAAAGATCGAGGAAGTTCGAAAGACTTCGGATGGCCTGAAAGAAGCGGGCGCCGCTGCAGGCGCCGCGATCACAGATGGCTTGGCTGACGTTCTCGTCGATGGTGCCAGCGTTCAGGAGACCATCGACGCTTTGATTAAGCAGTTTGCGAAACTCGCACTTCAAGCCGCATTCCTCGGAACTGGATCGTTCGGTGGACTAACCGGTAGCGGCGGCGGCATTCTCGGCATGTTCGGCCTTGCCGGCGCGCGCGCCGCTGGTGGGCCGGTCGATGCCGGAAAGACCTATGTTGTCGGGGAACGTCGACCTGAACTCTTTGTCCCTGATCGTCCTGGCACGATCCTCCCAAGCGTTCCTACGGGCGGATCGATGACAACGACCAACATCACCGCCCCGATCACCATCACCGTCGAGGGCGGCAGTCGCGGCGAGCAGGCGGACGCCGAACTGGCGAACAAGATCGGTCGACAAGTCGAGCAGCAAGTCCGCGCCATCGTCGGCAGTGAGCTTCGCACCCAACAACGCCCCGGTGGCATGTTGAACAGGATGAGATAGGCCAAACCTACACAATATAGCAAAGCTGCCGAGGTTTGCGGCCGGTCAGATGAAAATAATTCCGTCGATATCCGCGCGCGTCCCGCCGCCAGATCGCTATAGGTGACTCTACTACTCCACGCCCCACAAATGGATCGATAAATGAACGACACCGTTTCCGTTAAACTGCCTCGTGAGATCGGCGAACAATTGCGCGCCCTCTCCCGTTCCCTGCAGCGTCCCGTCACAGACACGATCGCAAGTCTGCTTATCCTTGGTGCCCAGCAATGGCGTGTGCCGCTTCCAATCCCCGGCGTCGTGATTGAGTCCAAGCCGGACGGCGTGTGCATCACCGTGGATGATTTCGCCTTCAGCCCCCTGTCGCCTGAACAAACCGTCAGCCTCGCTCATTCGTTCATCGACGCATTGGAGCGATCCGTCACCGTGTTGAACCTCAATCCCGGTCATCCCGACATGATCGAAGTTCAGCGTATTGGCTCCGGTATTAGCATCAGCGTGACCCGCCAGCGCATCCCTGAATTCCGGCGCGTGTTCAGCCGTGGCGCGACCCGCCTGCTGGTTCACCAGATGATGACCGTCGCGTCTAAGGCCGCGATCCATGGATGATCCGCAAGGCGAGCCGCTTGTTGCGGCGGGCGACGAAAGCGGTCCCCTCGACCGATTCAAAGAAGCTGGCCTGTCACCCGCACAATGCACGGCGGCCGAGAAGCTTCTGACAGAACTGGATGCCTGAAACAGAAAGGGGCAGCTCGGCCCCGAGCTGCCCCACCTGATGGCCAATACTCAAGAGGAGGAGTCAGCCCGTTGAGTAATAAGCACGACCATTATAGCGCGCCTGTCACCGGATTGATTCCGGAAACCGTAGCGTCGTCGCAAAAAGACAAAAAAGTAAAACTCGGACGCCGTAAATCGGCCTACCGGGACGCAGACTTTATGCGCCAGTTGCAGGCACTTCCTGCATTTGCGGCTCCCAGCGTCTCACCTGAGACTTCAGTTACATACACCACACCACGTACCCCCTCTCACACACCTACAAGCACGCCTATAGCCCCCGTCGTCCTAGAAGCCCTACGACGCTTCATTGCCTCTCTATCGCCAAAGCAACAGAAGGAAGCCAAGAAAGCGTCAGCCGCGCCGCGCGCCCGTCATCCCCGCTGGTACGAGCACGGCGGCATGTTTGGTGCTCCTATTCATCCCGAACGCCGCGCACCTACGCCGTGGCGCGATGCTTCCGATTATCTGAAGCTCGAATTCTATCACCGGGCCTTGAAAGCTCTCGGGCCGGTCTACACGCTCAACTTGAATCTCCGGCACGACGTTGAGGCGCAGGCCCGGCGTCAGAAGAATCCCGGCGATTGGCTGCGTCGGCGCATCGCCCTAGCGCTTAAGAGCGGCCTAGGGCGTGCCGTAGACTTCTATCTGGTCTTCGAGGAAGACCCGGACCATTTTGACGAATCCACGGGCCGGAAAAGACCACGACTACATATCCACGGCGAATTCCGCGTTAGCTCCGATGACATCAAAGAAGCCCGCGCCTGTCTGCGGAAGGCTGGTGGCGAATGGGAGGAAGCTCGGCAACATCAGGTAAAGGCCAAACCCGCCCCGGACGAGGGCTGGATCGGCTATTGCACGAAAGAAATCCGTGGAATCGAAAATATTTTTTGGGACCCAGATCAATTGCGGCTTAATTTTCAACAGCCTCTTCCGGGCTCAATGTTGTCAGTTACACGTCCGGTCACGGCGAAGGCGAAGGAGATTTTCGAGAAAGAACGTGCAAGCATGTCGCGTCAAAGGAGACGCCGGCGCTAACGTGAGCCCCGCAGGTTCGGCGTGAACTGAGTCTCTGGATCGCTGCGAGTTATCTTTGGCGGATCGCTGGCTGGAAATGATTGCTCAAGCTCTTCATCCAACTCGGCGTCGGTTTTCTGTTTCTGTCGCTGCTGATCCGCTGTTCGGCGTTTCGACATCGCAGGACGCCTGTACTCATTTCCGATATAACAGTGGATCGAAAGGCAATCGTCGCGGCTTTGCAGGGCAAACTAAACCAAGACGCGTCAAACGCGCCTTTATTGCCTCCTCCTTTCGATTAAAGCGCACACACAACCGCATCAAACTCAGGCCATCTGCGTGAGCCTGCTTTAAAGCTTCGTCTTCAATGGGTTTCCAAGCTGAATTTCGCACCGGATTTTCTCCTTATGTGCAACACATTCAGGTACGAGAACTCCATGAATTTCAGACACACGACCGACGAAATGCCGGCTGATTGATAGATATGCATCAATTGTCCGATTATCAGTGTGACAACGGGCTCAATTAAGCTTTCCGATGAGCGTGGATACGATTGCAATGACGCGGGTGCCATCTTGAACCGTAATACCTGGATCAATTGCTCGTATCGCTCTGCGCAAGTCATTCATCACCGCCTCCATCTCTCGGAGTTCCAAATCGAAGGCGGTCTTAAATCTGAACATTAATCGAGTATCGGACGCCAGTTGCAGAGCAATCGGGTGCAGATCAGCCTGCGTTCTTTTACGAACGAATTTTAAGGGCGGCTTTTCGATCATGGGCGACGCTGCCCGTTACCATTGAGTGAGTCAATACTGATTGACTTCACGTTTTTCCACGCTTACGGCCGCCCTCTTGCGCCGATTCGCAAACTCTGAATCACTGCCCTCGTCACCAACACGAGGGATAACAGTGAGCACCTACTATCAAGACAGCACTTACAATCGCGCCGTTGAAACAATGGCGAAGGTCGAACCGTGTCCGGTCACGGGCCGTATCGATCCCGACTCCTTCAAGATCATCCTTGGCGAGACCCTCGACATCTGGCCCGCGAGCATCGCGGCGCTGGTCGATGAGGGGCCAGACCAGACGTAGTAACCAAAAAGAGCGGCAAGATTTCGAGCCTTTATCGAGACCCGGCTTCGAAAACGTCACGTTCCTCCAGCAGGTAATGGTAACGATTGTTCGTCGCTGCCATTCCCTCGCCGACTGAAATGAAAACACGATAAGTCTGAAGGACCGCTCGGCCGACAACAGCATATACTTCAACGAGGTTTCCTGTCTGTCCAATGACCCTGCTATTCGGATCGTTAGCCCAATAGCCTGGATGAGGCCCGTCCTGTCGTGGTATCACCGCGACAGGAACCCTCACAATTTCACCGGCGGAGTAATTTTGGGCTGGGAGCTTCAGAACGACTTGTCGCGATCTGATCGGCTTAAATTGCGCATACGACGTAACTGCCAGTTCAATTCCTGTATCATCAATCGACTTGATGAACCGAAGCGAAAAATACGGGGTGTTTAAATCGACGCCATTGATGACAGTCGAGGCCGCATGAAATGTCGGATCGAATACTGACGATCTTTCAGCCCACCAACGTCGCAAACTCGACCGACGATTCAAAAGGTCACCGTAAACGACTCCACCTAAGAAGAAGAATGCCAGTGCAGAAAATTCAAGCCAAGGCAACTTAGGCCACCATGGTTGAGCTTGCAGCCATTGCTGGCAAACAAACATTAGGACCGTCACAACAACTGCCCCACCGGGTATTAGAAATCTTACTGTTGGAAAGCGCTGCTGTTGATGCGCCATGCCATTCGCAACCTTATTCGATGCCCGACGCGCGCCTCGCGGAAAATCTCCGCGAGGGCATGGCGTCTGATCCAGATGCACTGATTGAAACACAACGAGATCAAATCGGCGGCAGATCAGATCTCAGGCGTTGACCTTTGCGGGGCTGCCAACGTTTTCAAAATCATGCCCCCACTTCCGGCAGATAGTTACCAGCTTCTCATATGGTTTAGTCGTGTCGCCGGGATCAGCACGACTTGCGAGCCCACTGACCACATACTCTCTGACGTACGCGGTAAATATTTCATTCATATACGGGCGAGCTACCTGCTCTGAATAAGTGCCATCTTCAAAACCCATTACGATACCTTCCAAATAGTTCAGAACCGCGAACATCTCCAAGCGATACTCATGGGGCTTCGAATACAGTGCTCCACTCTTTTGAGCTTTCGAAAGCACTTGGCAGCATCGATCCAGAACAGGATCGTTCTCATACTTTTCGCAAACTGCGATTGTTCGACTTCTCAACGCCTCTCCTCGCGCCGCAGCCGCCTCTTTGCGAGCAGCAGACAATTGAGTTCCGGCAACAAAAGCCAGCGCAACAGTCGCGACTACAAGTAGCAACGTCCCGATGGCATTTATTGCGGTCCAATCCGTGGCGTCTAAACCCCAAGTTACAGGCATCACGACCTAGCTTGTCGGAGGTTTCGGCCCACGTCGCCGCACCGGCGCGGGCGGTGGCGCAAGCAACACTTTATGCACTGAGAGTCCCCACCCCAGATGCTCCTATAATTATACCATCGCACGACGCCCGGACGAGAGCAAACGAACTTAGAGGGAAGTCAGCTAGCGCGACCGGACATCACAATTTCGATTCGCCCTTGATCGTTACGTAACGATTGCACTATTATCGTTACGTAACGAAGGGAGGTGCCTCATGACCCCACTAGCGAACGCCGAACGTCAAAAGCGTTTTCGAGAACTGACTCAGAAAGAGCGACAGCTAAAGGCTGACGCCTTGGACTACCTACTTGCGGCGATTGAAGCCAAACAGACAGTTCCGATCCCGCTGCCAGACGGCAGGAAATTGCAGGTGGAGCATCGCAAAGGTGAATGCCGTATCCAAATTGTCGCTGATCCAAAAATGCAGTCCGAGATCGCAAACGCGCGCTTTGGTCTGCTCTATGGAGAGCGATGAGGCATCCTATCCTCCATCATCACCTCCCATCCTCGAAGCCGCCACCATGCGGCTTCGCGTGGAAATAGGTTCTGTCGCCTGTCAGTTCGCCTGCCAACGCATCGATTGCTTTCGTCAGGTCGTCGCAGAAATCCCGCTGCGGCGAATGGAAGTCTTGGGCGCTCCCGTATCTGATCACCCAATGACCTGCATTCCCGAGCGAATCCAACAGCGGGTGCTTGTCGAGCGGGCTGAAGTTTGGGCGCTTTGGGCGTGTCATCGGCAGCTCCGTTAATGTTCTTGTTTTGTTCTTAATCGCGTTGAATAGGAAGTCAATCCGCTAGGGACAGACGACGCGACTAGGTGGAACAAGCAAGCCGACGAGGCGAATGTCGGGCTTTGCACGACTAACCCGGATCGTATCGCCATCGATGACGCGGACATTGGCGGAATCGATCGGCTCGGCGAACGCTAATGACGCGAACATAAGACCGCACGCGGCGATGACGAATCGCATCTCCCTCCCCCTTTGCTAAAACAGACGCGGAAATCTGTTACCGGGACCTGTTACCGAAGGCTACCTTTTTGGAGGTAAAATTTTCGTCTAAGTCATTGAAATATAATGAAAATACACCGGATGGCTGGGGAACTAGGATTCGAACCTAGATTGACGGAGTCAGAGTCCGCAGTTCTACCATTGAACTATTCCCCAAGATCGCGCCGCGACGAGAGCGCCCCGAGCCCGGAATCGGCGATACATATACGGCGTTCGCATTCATTTCAAATACTTGATCGCCGACCACGTGCGATTGGGCATTTGACCTGCGGACCATAGCGGCAAACGCGCCACCCTAACGAAATCAAAACGTTTCCGCGTGCAGCATCCGCGCCCTCAGTCGCGTGATTCGGAGGTCCATCAAGTGACGCATCGCCGAGGTCCCTCCCATCCAGCCGCGCGTTTCCTGGGCTATGTCGCTCTCCTCATGGCCTTCGGTCTGGTGATGGAAGGCTTCAGCCGGGCGCACTCCCATTTCGCGAGGTCCGAGGCTGCCGCGCAGACAACGATCGAAGGGCGCGGCTGACTACAGCCCACGGGCCGAACCACGCCCCGGTCCTTCCAAATTGGCATCATCCCGTGTCAGCGGTTATGGAGCCTGCGCAAACGGTGTCGTTTTTGCATACGACGGCTTCATACGACGGCTTTGCATACGCCGGCTTTGCATACGACAGCGCGATCACACGTGAAACCAGACAACCGATGAGCCACGCCGCACCTGACCTCGACACCGTCGTGAAGGAAATAGCCGATGAGATGCGGCAGCGGCGCGATCGGGGACAGGTGGCAACCTACATCCCCGAACTGGCGCGCGCCGACACCGATGCGTTCGGAATCGTGGTCATCGACAACGAGGGGCATGTCGCGGCCGGCGGCGACAGCGACGTGCCGTTCTCGATCCAGAGCATCTCCAAGGTTTTCACGCTGACGCTGGCGCTCGGCCGCATCGGCGACCGACTGTGGAAGCGCGTCGGCCGCGAACCCTCCGGCAGCGCGTTCAATTCCATCGTCCAGCTCGAATATGAGAAGGGCATCCCACGCAATCCCTTCATCAATGCCGGCGCGATCGCCGTGACCGACGCGATCTTGTCAGGGCACAAACCGCGCGAGGCGCTGGGCGACATCCTCCGGTTCATGCAATTCGTCGCCGACGATTCGTCGATCACGATCGACGAGGCTGTTGCAGCGTCCGAGCAACGCACCGGCTTTCGCAACGTCGCCCTCGCCAATTACATGAAATCGTTCGGCGTGCTCGACAATCCGGCCGATTTCACGCTCGGCGTGTACTTCCATCACTGTGCGATCGCGATGTCCTGCCGGCAACTGGCAACGGCCGGCCGCTTCCTCGCCCATCTCGGGCGCAATCCGTCGACGGGACATTCGGTTATCCAGGCGGAACGCGCACGCCGCATCAACGCGATCATGCTGACATGCGGCCATTACGACGGATCAGGGGAGTTTGCCTATCGCGTCGGCCTTCCCGGCAAGAGCGGCGTCGGCGGCGGGATTCTTGCGATCGCGCCCGGCAAGGCATCCATCGCGGTGTGGTCGCCGGGTCTCGATGACAACGGCAATTCGCATCTCGGACGCATTGCCCTAGAGAGGCTTACCAAACGGATGGGCTGGTCGATCTTCGGGGCGTGAGGCAGCCGGCGCTCGGTGCCGGCTTAAAAGGTCCTAGTTCTTGCGCTGCTGTTCGGCTTCGCGAATGGCTTCGTCGTGGTACCAGGAGCTGCTGCTCGACACGCACGGGACATGCGAAGCGGGGGGACGGGTGCGGGCGGGCTCTTCGTGTTGGCCGGCGGTGGCAAAACGGCCCCGTGCGGGAAATGCGTAGATCTTGGCGGGACCGCGATTGAGACTTGTCATCGTCCGGATCCTTTCGGGCGCGAGTCAATCGCGCTGGGGGACAGTATAATCCTTTTGCCGCTCCAATGATCCGTTTGCCTGTAAAAAAATCAGCGTTTGACTACAATTTGGGCACTCACCCCTCTGCGTTCCCGGACAGCAAAATCGCTCTGACGTATATCTGCTGTGCTGCAGCATTTGCCGCATATGATGGCACTGCCTGCTGGATTGGCATGTAAAATGCTTGCTAACGCCCTGCCGGCTGCCGGGCGCGAGCCGGCACTGAGCACGCATCAGGTTACCTACACTTCGCGTCATCAGAGATGAGAGACCAATGACAAAGTACAAGCTCGAGTATATTTGGCTCGATGGTTATACGCCGGTTCCGAACCTGCGCGGCAAAACCCAGCTCAAGGAATTCGACAGCTTCCCGACGCTCGAGCAGCTTCCTTTGTGGGGCTTTGACGGCTCCTCGACCATGCAGGCCGAAGGCCACAGCTCTGACTGCGTGCTGAAGCCGGTCGCAATCTATCCCGATGCAGCGCGCAAGAACGGCGCCCTCGTGATGTGCGAAGTGATGATGCCCGATGGCGTCACCCCGCATCCGTCGAACACGCGCGCCACCGTCCTCGACGACGCGGATGCATGGTTCGGCTTCGAGCAGGAATATTTCTTCTACGAGAACGGCCGTCCGCTCGGTTTCCCGGAAGATGGCTACCCGGCTCCGCAGGGTCCCTACTACACCGGCGTCGGCTATAAGAATGTCGGCTCGATCGCCCGTGAGATCGTGGAAGAGCATCTCGACCTCTGCCTCGCCGCCGGCATCAATCACGAAGGCATCAACGCCGAAGTGGCCAAGGGCCAGTGGGAATTCCAGATTTTCGGCAAGGGCTCGAAGACGGCCGCCGACCAGATCTGGATTGTTCTTTATCTGCTGCCGCGCCCCACCGAGAAGTACGGCATCGACATCGAATGGCACTGCAAGCCGCTCGGCGACACCGACTGGAACGGCTCGGGCATGCACTGCAACTTCTCGACCAAGCACATGCGTGAAGTCGGCGGCAAAGATTATTTCGAAGCGCTGATGAAGCAGTTCGACAAGAACCTGGACGACCATATCGCCGTGTACGGTCCGGACAACCACATGCGCCTGACCGGCAAGCACGAAACGGCGCCGTGGAACAAGTTCAGCTACGGCGTTGCCGATCGCGGCGCATCGATCCGCGTGCCGCATTCGTTCGTCAACAACGGCTACAAGGGCTACCTGGAAGATCGCCGCCCAAACTCGCAGGGTGACCCCTACCAGATCGCCTCGCAGGTCCTGAAGACGATTTCGGACGTGCCGACCGACGCCAAGGCTGCCGCGGCCTAAGCCAGATCAAGCGACCAGCACGAGGCCCAAAGGCCTCGTGCTTTTTTTTTTGGAAATGACTGGCGTCCTGCCTCCGCGGCGTTGCGAACCGCGGTCGTCCGACCCGCGTTCGCAACTCATGCACCATGCCGTCCGGACACGCTTGGCGGTCTCAGTCGTTTCCGTTAAATACCGGCGCTTCAGAGCGTTTTCGAGCGAAGTGGCTACCGGTTCGCGTGAAGAAAACGCGTCAAAACAAGACGCTAGATCCGGGATACAACGATGAAACGCAGCAGCGTCGCGGTCGCCGCATTCTCCATCATGACGCTTTGCGCGCTGCCGGCAGCGGCCCAGCTCGCCGTCGGGCAACGGCTCGAAGATGCCGGCTTCAAGATGCGGGAGGCCAACACGCCGCAGAGGATGGAGCGGCTGCGGTCCATCACGCCGCACAAGCTGATCGCGCGGCAGAAGAACGGCACGCCCTACTACCTCTATGCCGATCCCGATTACTGCAAATGCATGTTCGTCGGCGACCAGTATGCGTTCAACACCTATCGCAACATGCCCCAGCAGGTGCCGCAACCCGACGATGTCAGCCGCGGCCGCACTCCCGTCGTCGCGGAGATGGTGGATGAGATGAATCGGGATGGCGCTCTCGATCAGGACGACATGATCGATCCCGGGTTCTGA